GATGTTGAAGTTGAAGTTGAAGAAATTCTGTACAGAACACACAAGTTAAAGTACAACTTCAACTGTTGAAGTTAGTGGTGTGGTTCAACATGGCACACCATATGCAATACGGTGACTACTATCACATGGGTGGGTTTAGCTTAAATTTCACTCTGTCTTTACCTCGCTCTTATCCCCATCCACCGCCGCCTCTGTAGTCTCTGTAGCCTGTACAGAGTCACTAATGACAACATCCTCCTTGCGCTTACTGCCAAACTTGCCCTTAACGGCAATATATCCCTTGGCGTGTAGAAACTTCAGCGCATTCTTACCCGCGGCGTGCTTCTTGATTGACACGATCCGTCCCGCGGCATTCTTCATGAGGTCATCCTTCGTCAGCCTACCCGACGTGCGCTTTGCATTGCCGTGGAACACCTCAGCACGAGAGCCGACGGTCTTCATTTTTTACGTGTTTTAAACCAGTCCCGAGCGGTGGCGCTTGCCGTGGCCAAACACAGCATTGGCCTGATCAGCGTACTGGAGACCCTTTGCCGCCTGGGCCGCACCCGGAACACCCAGCGCGGCAGCCTTGCCAGTGATATCATACTGCTTATTAAGGTCAGACGCCTTCTTTGCCACAGCAAGCGCCTTCTGTGCACCACTTGCAATGCTGCTGGCCCAGCCGTGGCCAATCATGCGGTTGAGGTGAGTCTTGGTCATTCCGGACTCCGGGGACGCCGCCTCAACATCCGCGCTATTGAGGATGGTCTTGCGGATAGCAGACTGGCCGCGCACCGTCTCAAAGAAACCGGTGTTGATTGCGATGAGCGTCGTCTGAGTCGAGGAAATCGAATCATAATAGCCGTACGGGTTCGACGTCTGGAGGTTGATCTGGATCGAGTAATTACCCAGGCAACCCGGTGCAAGGCCCGGGCTCAGTGTGATATCGGAGCCCATGCGCAGCAGAATAGGGCCACCGCTGAGCTGCGTGTAGCCCGTCTGCCGGTACTTAGGCTGCGCGGCCGTCGAGACCGGGGTTGCCGTAGACGTAACGCGCGCAAGCGACGGGTAAGCCGCCTGCGTAAAGCCACGCCACTGGTGCCAGTCCATATCCAGACCCGCCGCAACCGCAGACTCGTAAAGGTTGAACTGCTGGAATCCAGAGCAAAGGTTCGAGAAGTTATCAAACGTAACGGACACACTGGAGATAGGGATGTACTGGTCAAGCTGGCTCGGACCCTTTGTGGCAGGCTTGACGTAAACCATGATCATATCGGGGATGGACGTAAGGGAGATGGTGTTCGTAGAGATAGACTGCCGACCCGAGAAAGAAGACCACGTGTCGGTCTTCGTGTAGCGCGGCATCTCAACATACGGAACGGTCGACACGAGCGGAAGGGTCACATCCGGGCCCGGCGTGAGGAACCCAACGTATAGCGTCGGGTTCTGCCACGGGCCATACTGGTTTGTCGACGAGCCAAAGGCAAGGTCGCTCATAACCGTGCGAATGTTGGACGAGCGGATGATATTTCCGGTGTTATTCGTGGGCTTCGTAAGGTCGTCAATCCAGTAAGGCAGAGTAACCTGGGTATTGCCCGTAACACCAGTTACAACGGCGTTCTGGCCAGCAAAGCAGGTGCCAAGAACCGCAAAGTTCAGAACAAACTGCATATTCGTCATGCCGTAGAGACCAACCGACGCGAACTCGGCACTGTCCGCCCAGATGAGCGGCGAGAGAACCAGCGGCTCAACGCACTGCACGGAACCGAAAACGGGCATGGGACCCTGCGTGACCTGAAAGCCCGCGCCGAGCGAGTAGGTCGTGCCAAGCTGGCCGACCAGAACAAGCGCAGTGCCCGTGATAAGGTTGTAAACAGAGCCCGGGGCACCCAGAGCGCCCGACACAATGCCAGAAACCCACGCAAGCGCGTTATTCGGGCCACCAGCCGCGGCCTGGGCCGACGCCGTAGTGTAAAGGCGCGCGCCAATCATGCAGAACGGGGGCACAGCGCGCAGGAGGGTAAGCGTAACCGTGCCAGAGGCATCAGCCGCGGAAGACGAAAGGACGAACCCAGCATTGTTATTGAGGTAAGCAAGCGCGGCCGTAGTGTTTGTAGCGGGAACCGTGGTTGTGTTGCCCGCGCAGATAAGATCGCCACCCGGGAAACCCGTGGTCCACACGGGCTGGCCATTCACAAACGGAACAATAACGCCAGCGCTGCCCGTCACGCCGCCGCTAGTGGGGACAGTAACCGACGTCGCAACCTTCGCAATGTACCAACCGCAACCAGAACCACCCGAGCCAGAGAAATTGCCAGACGCGGTCTCAAGGCCAAACGAGCCCGCCGTGCCCGCCGCAAGGAACGGAAAGGTAGTTGTTGCATTCTGGATAACGCCCGATGCAGTGGCAGAGGCAGAAGGGAGAGCCGGCTGAAGCGCGGAGATTGCCGCGAGGGGAGACGACTGCGTTGCATCAGAATACCACGTCATAGGGTAAGCGCCGTTAGGAATATCGCCGTAAGCATCCACGACGGAGTACGAAGCGAAGTTTCCAGAGCCGTTAAGGGCGTCGTCGCGGCCCCAAGAAAAGACGTCCGTATTCGTGGGGCATGTGCGCTGCTTCACGTTGGCACGCTCGTTCGTGAGAAGGATCTGCTCGCGAAGCGTATCGCCGTTTGTGGTGACAGTGCAGTCGTTGAGCGTGGCGCTCATGTTAGAAAGGCAGCTCTGGAGAGGGAATGACACAAGAGCGAGATCCTTCGAGCTAACCGCCGTGGCATAGCCCGCCGGAAGGAACGCCTCGCCAAGGAACGCGTTCGAAAATCCATGATCTCCCACAACCTGCTGCTGCACGCCCATGACAGGCTCGGGCACATCATAGATGAGCGGGGCCTCAAAGCCAAGGGCGGCAGAGCCGGGAACCCACGTCTGGGAGATGTTCACGCGGTAAACAAAGCCGCTAATGTTATTCAGAACCACCGTACCAGGGGCAATCGGGTAGCCCGTGATGAGGGACCAAAGCTTGGTTCCCGCGGGGAGGGCCTGAGCCGTGCCGTTAATGGTGGGGTTCTGGGTGATAGTAAGGAGGGTGCCATCAATCTTCGACGTACCCGGGCCAAGGGCAATTGTGGTTGTGTAGCCCTGCACGGACTGGCCGCGAGGGCCGCCATAGAAGAGCTGGGCAGTGAAATTCAGGGCAGTCGAAAGCTGGATCTTACGGTCAACAAACACGTTGAGGGACGGAACCAGAACCTGAAAGGTCATGGCTGTAGAGTTTGCAGAGATGGCCTGGAACGGCGCCACGCTCACAGAGAGCGCACCCTTCTGCACGGCATAAGCCGGCTCATCCTGCTGCAAGCGAGCATCATACACCGCGATCTTCGCGATGGTGCTCATCTTAAACGAGTCCTAAGTCAGAGGAGGCTTTCAGAGGGGTGGACTGAGGTGGGCCTACGCGAAGGCTTTTACGTAAATGGCAGTTTCAATTAGTGCTTCAACTCAAACTCAAAGCGCATAAATGCGGATCCTCCATTTGATAACGAGACTACTCGCAAGTAGTTCGATCCCTTCATCCGCATGCAGATGGTGTAATCAAAGTCAACAAAAGGGCCACCGCTCTGAAGAGGCACCCTCACAACAGACTGGGGCTCAAAAATGATCTCGCTACGATACTCCTGACCAAGCTGCACATTAACCTTGACAATGAACTCACCAAGAATTTTCCGCGTCTGACCATCCGCTGCCTGGTTGAAGATGCCATCCGTGAGGATGCAAGGCGGACCAGTAAGGTCATCTACAAGCGGTACCTTCTGCGTTAGAACGACGATGGTGTCCACCGGATTCCACATCAATCCAACGGATGGATAATCCTGCGGAAATACATAGAGATACGGTTGATTTCCTGCGACACGACCATAGGGCAGGTAGCCAGAGGTGACCGTTGTAGGAACCTGAAGAGGCAGAATGTTTGAAACAGTCAACCCTGCGCAAACTGCCTGGGGGAAATAACGCACATACGACGTGGTCAACTGAGACTGTGGATCCGTGTAGATAAGCTTCATGGTTGGCCAGTTTCCAAAGAGCTGGTGGAAGTAGTCATCCGCCTCAACATTGAACTTCTCATCGTAGACAGTAAAAGGGTGGCGGTAGGTCGTGTAGGCTGGCGTTGTGGAGACCGCGGTTCCAGTCAAACCCCACGAATCGCGTGCAAGGTCGTTAAGCGCCGCGTTATTCGCCTGTTGGAAGTAGCTAATATTCGCCTGATTGTTTGCCGCGTCGTCAATGTAGCCCCCATACCCGTCGTCAACGTTCTGAGACGACGTTCCACCGAATCCGTACGAGTCCAAGTTCAAGGAGAAGAGCTGATTCGTCGAATTGAATGTCAAGACAGGCGCCGCAGTTCCAATTGCAGGAATATTCGCAGTCAAGCCCGCTGCGGCCGTCGCTTGCAGTGCAACCACCGAAGTCCAGTTGCCTGTATCCTGACTCGGGATAGCGCCTGTGGGCGTGCCGGTGGCCGTGTATAAACTTGGGGTGCTTCCATTCACCCACGTTACGGTATCACCAATGGCATACTGGGTTCCCGGTGTCCAGCTTGCCAGAATAGAGGCACCGCAGTCAAGCCATACACTGGTATTATCAAGAGGCGGCTGGCCAGTGCTTCCATAGACTGCATAGTAGGCATGCCCATAGTAATGAACCTTTGCACCTGAAACATACGTAACCCCTGAAAGCCACGGGGACGTATTACAGTTAGCCCAGCAGCACGTCTCAAGCTGCCGAGTCAGGCATTGATTTGAGAGAGGTGTCTGAATCGGGGTCAGAATCACAAGAGACCCTGCCAATGCGGAGCCATTATACGAGGTGGTAGTTGCAAGGAACGGAACGTTATTCGTATTGTTGCAGGTAATAACACGACCATTAATGGCCTGAACGAAGTAGGCCGCGTTGAAGTTGTAGGTAGTTGTAGTTGTCACCGGGGGATTGGCGCTGTAATTCGTGGTGGAGATCATAATAACAGGGAGGGATGAGACCTGGATTTGCTGGCCTACCTGAAAGACAGAGGAAGACCCTGTAATTCCAAACGAAACATCCGCACCAGAGCTTGCTACGGAAGTAATTACAAAGTTTACCGCCGAGACCGTGTTATCAAACTGGTCATAAATGAGTCGCTGGAAGGTAGGGTTTATGCAATTGTTTAGAAAGTGCTGGTAGCTATAACAGTCAAAGTAGCTCTTGGACGAAAGCAGGTCGCCCCGTGCAACATCAACTGCACTCGGAATCGCAGTTACGCCCTGATCTTCAACCACCCACCGCACGTTCTTGTACGAATAAAGGTTCATGGTAGAACGGAATGCGAGCTGATACGCGCGCGGCGCTGAGACAGAAGAACTAGCACTATTAGCAGGAATCTGAAAAACCGTACCAGGGATAAATCCTAGAATCTTACACGCCGACAAAATGGCCTGTTTGGATGGGTGTTTAACCGATGAAACTGTTACAGAGCCGTTTGCAGAGTTATTCTGCTGTTGGTATGAAGGGAGGTTGAAGTCTAAGTAGACGGAGTTTACAGTATTCGCATTGGTAAATGCGTACGTCTGAGTCATCGCAGCTGAACCTGAACTTGTTGCTGTGCATGTGATGGTGAATCCAGTTGCCGCCGAGAGAGCAGCAGCAAGACGACCTGCCGCTATAGCCGCAGGACAGTCATTTGAACCACCGCCATAATAACCCGAACTTCCGTACTGACCCGCTGCAACAGAGAGATCTATGAATCCCGATGATCGTACAGGGACGGCTCCATTTGCAGGAAGCGTCGGAGCAGTATACCACGAAATTGCACCCGTCACTGGCCATGCCACGTATGACTGGTCGATTGTGGACGTTACACCGCTCGTTCCATCAACCTGATAAACCGGACCCGTCCACGTAAGCGCGAGGCCAGGCTGCGCCGTCACCTCCCACTGCTGCGTTCCGTTCTCCGTAATCAAGTCAGATGGCCGCGGGCAAAAAAGAGGGATGTTATTTGTGGTCAAACCGCCTCGCACAATAGCCACCGTGTAATCCTCTGAATTTCCGAGAATTACCTGGTTGCGCGTCTCACGGAACGTTGCCGGAAGACCATGCTGGCCGCTATCGTTCGCAACGCTCACTTCAAGGTTCGTATCGTAGTGAATGCTATCACGATTCTTTGTCATAAGGCCTGTAGAGTTGAGGCCATCATACATACTCGGACCAGCATCACCCAAACCGCGCCCTCTCTTGTAGTGACTCATGATGACGGACCTTGATAAGGTGGGTTTTGGGTTCGAAGTGACTTAAAGAACAGGACACCGCAACCGGACGCTCTATTATACTCACTTCGAACCCAAAACCCATTCTCCCCCTCTCACTTATCCCTTTCCAGGCATCTCATTACGCTCTTGGCGAGGATGATATTCGTAAGCTTGTTGGTCATATCCCCGTTATTCGCTACCCTGAATTAGCACATATGGACACCCCGGATGATCTCTTCAAGGGTAAGCCCGCTGCCGCACTCCTCTTTCTTACTGAATCCCAGGATGATGGCCATTGGATTGCTGTTCTTGACAGACCCGACCACTATGAAGTTTTTGACTCCTTTGGGACGGCCATTGATGGCGATCGTCGTTGGTTGAGCAAGGAGGAGAAGCTTGAGTTTGGTGAGACCGCGCCTCTCTTATCTATTCTCCTGTCTCATGGATCAAAGCCTATAACCCATAACACCATAAAGCTTCAAGACGATAAGTCTGATACATGCGGCCGGTGGGTATGCGCGCGCATTCTGAACGCAAGCATGCCATTAGAGGAATTTGTTCACATGATGAAGGGCAGTGGTAAACCGGATGACACCGTGACCCGCATGACTCATTCGATGCTTGGCAAGTAGAACCGGGGTTGAGAGCTTAGTTTCAAACTTACAGTAAAAGTTCACTCTGTCTAAAAGGTAAATTTGCGTGGTCTACACACTTTGACTTGCTCAGACTACACTGGCACAAATGGACGCTTCGAGTGTTGCCTCTTCATCCTTGTCACGTGCGAGCGAGCGCTCCGATGGACCACGTTGCCGTGCATGGCTCTTCACGGTGCGTACGCACGATGTGAACTATGACCCTCCACCAGTGCCTCCGGAGCTTACAGAGAGGCTGACGTATGGATGCGGCCAGATCATGGCGCCGCTTCCAGTGGTGCTTGCGCCGCGCACCGCCGATCCTGGGTCTGACTCCGAGTCCAGTTCCGACTCCGAGTCCAGCTCTGACTCCGAGTCTAGTGGGTCTAGCAGTAGTGACGATGAGCACTCGAAGGAGGTTCTTTATTTCAGAGGCTATGTTGAGTTTAATGAGCAGATTCGACAGAGCGTTCTGCGGAAGTGGTTTGGGCCATCGAGTGAAGACTTCCGTGTGGCATTCCTAAAAGACCGCGAGAATCATATCAAGAGTCGCATGAACGTTGAGACTCGTTTTCGCAGTAAACTTGATCTCATTGCGCGGGCGCCATGGCAGGTGGGCAAGTCCGACCGGCCCGCACAAGGCGAGCGCACCGAGTTCGAGGCCATCCGCGACGTTCTGCGCGAGAAAGGTCCCGAGGAGGGCATGCGCGAGGTTGCCGAGAAGTTTCCTAGTTCGTTTATCCGGTATGCCGGCGGAATTGAGCGGATGGCACAAGCGGTGATTCCGCGCGTGCGCGAGGCAGCGGACTTCAAATTCCGGCCATGGCAGGAGGCGATTGTGACCCTCTGCAAAGGCAAGGCACATTCGCGGCACATCTATTGGGTTGAAGATCCAAGGGGCGCCGCCGGCAAGAGCCGCCTGACAACGTACATGGTTCGCGAGATGAACGCCATTGAGCTTGATGGGCGCATTAGCGACGCGGCTTACGCCTATACGGGACAGCCCATTGTTCTCTTTGACCTTGCTCGCGCAACGGATGTGGCTTCGCTGAAAGATCTTTACGCCGTGGGCGAGAAGCTCAAGAACGGCCAGATCAATAGCACTAAGTACATGTCTCGCATGAAGGTCTTTACGGTACCTCACGTTATTTACTTTTCGAACTCGCCGCCGCCTGTGGGCGTGTGGAGCGCCGACCGCCTGCAGCACATCCTGCTCTCGCAGTCGCAGCCGTTTAACGCCTTTTCCGTGGATGGCGAGGCCGTGGTTGAGGAGCCCGCGGAGCCCGAGGAGACGGGCGTCGAGGCCTTTGAGCGCTTGCTAAAAGAGGCCTCAGATAAGGCCGCAGCGGAGCGGAAGCGCAAACGCGAGGATGACTAAAGCTAGTGTTAAACTGATGAAGGTCATAAAGAGTCCACGCCCCGGTAAGAAGTATAGGGCCGTCTTTGACATTGATGGACGCAGAAAGGTTACGGACTTTGGAGCAAAGGGCATGCTTGATTATACACTGACTGGAGATGAAGAGCGTCGCGACCAATACAGGCTTCGTCATAAGAAGGATTTACACACAGGCGATCCTACCCGTGCAGGCTTTCTTTCTTACTATCTTTTATGGGGTCCATTCTCATCACTAAAAAAGAACATTGCCCACTTTGTGGTTAAATTCAGACTCGGGCCTTACGCGCTAGGCAACGAACCCCCGGGTTGATGAGCACGCTGCTGCCGCGCCATTTCAACCATATGGCGAACCGCCGCAAACTGGTCGTCATGAGCCTGCCCAACCGCTCCGTACTGAGCGTGAGCGCCCGCGGCGTGGTGAAGTCCTGCATTGTGCGGAGCCGCTGGCGCCATCACCTCTGGATTCTGAGCAAGCATGGGCTGCGGGCCAGGCTGCTGCATTACCGGCGCAGGGTGGGCGCGGATTGGAGCCTGCGCGATGGGCTGCTGCTGCCGCGGCGGGCCCTCGGCGGCGGCGCGCAACTGCGCCGCGCCCTGCTGCATCTCTGACTCGCGCTGCACAGCGTCCGCCCGCGCTTCTGCGGCATGCCGGTCCGCCTGCGCCGCGCCACGCAGCTCACCCTGCAAGGCAGCGTCTCGCCGCGCAGCTGCACGCGGAACAAACTGCCCGTGTTCGTAGATGGGACCCTCATCGCTCTCCGACCCCGCGCCCTCGTCGCTGTCGACGCCGCGCGCCATAGCCGCCCCACGCGGCAGAATGCGCAAGGGGCGGTGCTCGCGCCGCATTCTAGGACCCCGTACAATGTTCCGTGCAATGCTGTAAGCACCGCGTGCAGCGCTTACGGCAGCTCGACCCGCGGCGCGGCCGGCGTGCACGAGCGCCGGACCCGCGTACTCCCGCGCCACGTGCGCAATCCCAGCATCCATCCTATGACCCATATCGTCAAACACATTCCACGCCTGACCCGCAGCACGACCCAAAGGCATGAGCTGCTGGCCTGCGTGATGAGTGGCCGCAAGAACATTCTGCGCGCCCTCGACCGCGTAGTCGATGCCCCTGACTCCGGCATCCATGGCACTGCCCACGGCATTGATGCCTCCCATAGCAGCATGAACTGGCATCATACCAAGCTGTGAGATAACACCAGGGGCGTGGTAAAGGCTTCGCCCCAAGGCCACAGCGCCGTGCGTAACAAGTGCACCCGCCACATTGCCCGCCAACTGGACGTACTCATTCTGAAGCGCGGCGCGCGCAGAGGCCAGCATTGCACGCGCTGCAGCCGTTGGACCCATGCGGAAATTATCCTCAGCATCCGCAACCATCTGACCTAGCGCATTCAGACGACCTTGGCCCTCCTTCTGCGCCGCAGTGGCAACTGGCGCGGGCGGCGGTGCTCCGCGCACACGTCGAGGATCTGCCGCTTTGCGTCGTGGCATTTTAAGACTGACTCACTTATGACCTCTAAATGACCTAGAAAGATGTCGAACCCTAATTTGACAGTGCAGACTCAACCTTGGTATACTGTGAGTGCGTCTGGATCAAAGTTTCTTCCTAGTGGTCCTGGCTTTGCAGTTCTCTCAACTCCAGATGGAAACCCTTCAGATATCCCGCGTACTCTTTTTGCCGGAACTCCTCTTGCCGAGTCAATACCACCACAGCCATTGAACGGTCAGATTATTGCTATTGGAGGCACTAAGACTTACGCTAATGGTTACACAACTCATAAATTTACAAGCTCTGGTACATTCACTGTTTTGAGTGGTGGTAATGTTTCCGCGCTCGTTGTTGGTGGTGGTGGTGGTGCAGGTGCAGATTACTCTGGTGGAGGAGGAGCCGGAGGTGCTGTCTTATCTACAGCTTTGACTCTTAATACCCAAGCATACCCTATTGTTGTTGGCAGTGGCGGTCAAGGAGTAACCGCCGCTTTTACGTATGCCCCAAATGGTGGAAATTCATCGTTTGCTTCTTTAGTTGGATTTGGTGGTGGTGGTTCGGGTGGATATGCGTACATGCAAGGACAAGCGGGCGGATGTGGAGCCGGAGCTGGTGGAGGAAATGGATCAGTTCAGAATCCCAACGGCCCTGGTATTGGTGGACTCGGAACTCAAGGATTCGGTGGGGGTGGGTCTGCATTTAATGGGACTACAGGCGCAGGAGGCGGCGGTGGTGGTGGTATGGGTTCAGCTGGTGCGAATAACCCTGCAAAATCAACAGGCTCTGCGGGGGGTCTAGGAAAAACTTACATACTTGGTGGAATTCCATATTTAGTTTCTGGTGGTGGCGGTGGAGGAGACTTCACTGGTGGGTCATCTCCGGGTGGGTCTGGCATTGGTGGCAATGGTTCAAACGGAATTGGACTTGCAGGTGGTAATGCTGTAGCAAATACGGGCTCAGGTGGTGGAGGTGCTAGCGCATTCTCAACTGGACCCGGAGGAAACGGCAGCGATGGTCTTGTTATCATTTCTTACCCGTCGCCGCCGCCACCAACCATTGGCTTCACATCCTTTGCCTTTGCTGGCGTTCAAGGCTCAACACTAGCAAACCCCCAGTGGAATTTCAGCCTCGCACCTGCAACGGGTGGCACCATCACGGATTACAAGGGCTACCGCACACACACCTTTACCTCAGGAACCGATTCGTTCAATGTGCGCTGCGACTCCCTTCAAGTCACCTCTCTTATTGTGGGTGGTGGAGGTGGATCTTGTTCTGGTTCTGCAAACGGAGGAGGTGGTGGCGGAGGAGCTATCTTAAGTACATCTCTTCTCTCATACAATAATTACCCTGTTATTGTTGGAGATGGTGGTGGTTTAAGTTATCCAACTGGTCAAAATGGTGGCTCCTCTACATTTAATTCTATAACAGGAATTGGTGGTGGAGGAGCAGGTACTTATAACGGAAATGCAGGGGCAGGTGGCGGATGCGGTGGGGGTGGCGGGCCGTTTGGAGCCGTTGGTGGTGTAGGATCGATGGGCAAAAATGGAGGTGCTGGTGGAACTACGTCGGCTGCTGCCGGTGGTGGCGGAGGTATGGGAACGGCTGGTGGAAGTGGCGATGCCGTATATGGCGTGGGTGGTTCAGGAGGAAACGGACTTTCTTATGTTATTGGCGGAGCTACATATACCGTTGGAGGCGGAGGTGGTGGTGGATCTGACATAACTGGTGGCGCAGGAGGGTCTGGTGGTGGTGGAAATGGCGCCGCTCCATATTATACAGCAGGAAACGGACAAGTAAACACGGGTGGTGGTGGTGGTGGTGGATCATACCTTGGCACTGGTGGCACAGGAGGTTCGGGTATTGTCATTATTTCCTACCCCTACACTCCAGCACTGCCAGATACTCTTACTGCAGTGGTCTCAACGTCTACAACGGGAAGCGCACCCTTTACTAACGTCTCAACAGTGTCTCTTGCTCCATCGGCTACGTCTTATACCTACACTGGCGCCACGGTTGCGAACCTTTATTATAGACTTATTCTTACTGCAGGAAGTAAGGGCGGGTTTTCTTCATTTACAAATACCCAGCAAAATTACCTTTCGCTTCCGACAGTTGCTTTTGTTTCGTTTTCGTATGGCGGGCTTGAAGGAAGCACAAGTGCCCTTCCCTCGTGGACATTCTCTACGAATGGCGGTGGGCCTATCACGTCACTTGGCGCCGTACTTTCAACATCAACAACAGGGTCGGCGCCCTACACGGTCTTAGACACGCAGACACTTGCGCTGTCGGCAACGAATTACACTTATACCGGCGCTACAGTCCCTAACCTCTACTACAGTCTAACGGTTACGGGGACTAACGCCACGGGGTCGGGAACGTTTACGTACCAGCGGCAGAACATCTATATTTCTCCGACTATTGCAGCATCGGGTGGCACTGAGACAATCCCCGTAAGTGGACCTTATGCTGGATATAAGGTGCATACGTTCACGACGGGTGGAACGTTTACATTGTCAGCGCCTTCATCGGCCTCTCTTAACTACATTTGCGTTGGCGGTGGTGGAGGCGGAGGAGATTTTATTGCGGGCGGTGGAGGTGCTGGCGCCGTTCTCAGTGGCGCTGTGACATTCTCGGCTACATCGTACGCTATTGGTGTGGGCACTCCCGGAGGTGGGGGTGCTGCCACCGGTGCAAACGGTAGAAATGGAACCGCGTCAAGCATTGGGTCTCTCGTCACCGCTGCCGGCGGAGGCGGTGGTGCATACCTCACTAAAAACGGTGCATCCGGAGCAAGTGGTGGCGGAGGTGGAGGATTGGCAACTTCAGCAACAACCGGCGGGAGTGCTACAGCTGGAAGTGTGGGTGGAAATGGCCCATCATCTGGAGCAGGCTACAATAACGGCGGGGGCGGAGGAGGGTCTTCGTCGGCAGGGAGCTCTTCCTCGTCTGCCACAGTTGCAGGAGCAGGAGGAGCGGGCACTACACTTAACGGTACTACTTACGGAGGTGGCGGTGGTGGCGGAAGCGGTGTATCAGTGGGAGGTGTTGGAGGCTCCGCAACTGGTGGCGGAGGAGCAGGCGGAGGCGAAATCGGAGGCATTAACTATCCGATTGGCGTTGCTGGTACAGCAAACACTGGAGGAGGCGGAGGAGGCGGTGGAAATGACGGCGTGGGAGCGGGTCCAGCAACTGCCGGTGGCAATGGCGGATCCGGCATTGTCATTATCTACTACACATTCCCGTAGACTTAGAGTTAATACATGGCCCGACCGCCGCGCTTCCTACCCTTCCCCTCCTTCATGCCATAAGTCATGCTTGCAGCAATCCGCTTTGCACGGGAAAGCGTCTTCGCCATGTGCGCAGGCATAGTCTGCTGAGCCTTAATCGCGTTCAGGAGAGCGCGGTCTTTTAAGCCCACAGGGCCTGACGGAATAAAAGCACCGCGGCCACGCTTGGTGTGCTTGCGCGCGCGCTTGTGGCCCTTACGGTGTGCCTTTCGTGCCATTTGTCACTCTGAGCTATCCCGACCCCGCTTCCGCATGCGTTCTGCCTCGTCTGCTTTTATGATTCCGTCGCGGAGAGAGACCGCCTCAGCGCAAGCAGGTAAGAACTTCTCCTTAAAAAATGCAGACGATGCTGAAACGATGCGATCCGCGTAGACTGGCACGAATGGCACGTGCGTCACGAAAAATTGATGCGCCTGCCAGACCACGAACCATGCCCGTTCGCACACCGTGTCAGGGTAGCACTCCCGGAGGATTTTCAGGCTGCCCTGGATTTGAGGCATGTATTGCCTGGGAATGTTCAACTCATTTTTGCTGGCGTAGGGATGACCCGGACCGGACCGTTGATACGCTGGGCATTTGTATTCCACCAGAGAGACCTCCGCGTCGTTCTTAGACCAGAGGAGCGCGTCCGGAGAGAAGCCGAGGTAGGGGATTGTGCCGCGCTTGTGTGCACAGTGCGTTAGCTTGCTCCCATCGCTAAATAGAACGTCGCCAAGCTCGTTTGTTGAAGAGGTGGCGTTAAGCACCTTGCACAGAAAGGTCACGAAGGCCTCCTCCGCATGCTTCTCGTGCTGCGAGCCCCATTCCGTAAATGAGTTCCCTTCAAAGGCGTATTGCTTAGGATAGGTCTTGCTTGAGAGAAGCTTGTTCTGGCTAAAGGTAGGGTTCTCATTTGAAGCACTTGCAAACTGAGAGGCAGTTACAGCAAAGCGGCGCGCGGCGTGCCAGGCCTCTGAGCGCTGCTCCGCGCCGGCGTCGAGGTCGAGCGAGGGCTTGGCCACCCTGTCGTAGAGAACTTCCGCAGTCACTTCACACGGTAAAGCAGCCCGAAAACTGCGGAAGGTTGAGTCGTCCTCCTCCCACGGCATTCCCTTCGCTGGGCGCGGCGGTGGCGGGCTCGGCAGCTCCGCGAGCTCCCACGCACTGTGCTCGATCGGGGTCGCTTGCGGTGGCGACGTCTCCAGCGGCTTGAGGTTGAAGCGTGGTTCTGTCGTGACACAATTCGCGAGGGAAATCAACTTCAGGGTTGGCACGGCAGACCGCTTGGGCTGAGCAGGCTTTGCACGACGCATTCTCGAGGCGGTAGATGCGGTGGAAGAGTTCAAAGTTCAACGACTCCAACTGCCGAACGTCCCTCATCAACTGCTCTATCTCCTCGTTGCTCCGCCGAGCCCGCTTAGCGCTGTCAGTCGACATCAGTCGCGCTGTCGCCTCAATAGGCCTCGTCGTCTAGCACGTCGGCCGCGGACGGGTACTGCGAGTTCTGGTTCATGCGCTCGTGCTCCTCGGCGATGCGCGCCTCGTAGTCGCGCTGGCTCTCCGCGGCGCTCGGGCCAATGGCTGCGGCGCGGCGCAGCGCCGTACGCTGCTTCTTGGGCGCCGGCGGAACCGCGCGCTCACCTGCGCCCTCGTCAGCCGTGACGCCATAATTGCTGAGAACAGCGCCGTTGGAGCCGCGAGGCGGCGAGCCGTCGCCGCCACCAGCGGCCGCCGCGGCGCTCACCTCGGCGCGGAAGGCCTCGGCGCGCGGCGAGGGGCCCGTGTCGATGTGGAGGCCAAGGCCCATGCCGCCGAGGCCCTTAGGCAGCGGAAGCGCGATCTCGGAAGAGTCGACCGAAAAGCCCGCGGGCACGCTCGAGTAGTCCTGCGCCACGGCCGAGCCCTCGCCGCTGCTCTTCTCGACAATGAGGTGGTCCGCAACGAGCGTGATGGACGCGCCGCCGCCGGGCGCGACGCTCCAGTAGGCCGGGCGCAGCGCGGCGTACCGCAGCATGCTGCCCTCCACGATCTCGCCCGGGCCCACGTAGCGCACGCGCGAGGAGCCCACCGGGATAACGCCCGACAGCGGCAGCGTGTCCGCGATGGTCGGCGTGCCGCTGGCCATCTTGCCGGTGACGAGCGAGATGCGCGTCGAGCCGAGCATGAGCGGCGACGTGCGGTTCTGCCACGTCACGCCACTCACGTAGCGGCCGCTCGAGCCGCTCTTGGTCTCGATGGCCTCGATCTCGGAGGCGCGTCCGTTGATGCGCACCGTGATGTAGGCGTCGTTCTGCGGCGAGCCGTCCGCGTGCACAGGCGCGAGGTCCTTGTACTTGAGCGCAATGGCCGAGTTGTCGCGCCCGATGTAGTCGGCGTCGCTTGAGTTGAAGAGCTTGGTGCGGTTGCGGATCAGGAAGGCCTTGAAGATTCCGTCGAGGTTCGAGAGCGAGGTCCACATGCGCGCATTCAGCTGCAGGCGCACCGTGAGCTTGCCGCGGCCCTTGCCCAGGCACTCGTCAACCGTGAAGCACTCGTAGGGCGTGCGCACCTTGCCAACGGACACAGGCTCCTCGCGCGCGCCCAGGAACTCGAAGGTCGTTCCGCGGATAACCGTGTCGATATAGCCGAGCTTCTCATCCTTGCCCGCCACATCCTTGATCCGGATGTGATCCGCCCAGTTCTGCGGCGCGATGATGGCTCGGACCATGGATGCCATGATAGGCTGGTAGAGGCGGAGATCGAAAAGAGTCGAAAGTCGAGTTTTGATGAAATGAGACCTTATAGTGCAGACGCGTCGACCAACTTAAAAGCGGGGTCGGGAAAGGCGGGGTTAGGCAGGCGGGACTTTTATGGCAAGACCCTCGCCACGTGTGGACGTGACAGTTGGCGGAACAACGACCGTTGGAGGTGTTGTCTCTTCAACATCTAACGAAGCTACACAGCTAGAGCCACAGCAAACTGTTCGAACCCTGTGGTGGTTGGCCGCGTTAAATGCTGGACGGATCACTTTTATGAAAATGAGCGTTAGAACAGAAAAGGCAACTCCAACCCCACCCCCTAACAAAACAGTGTTCGGATCGGACATTTTTGTTCTGACACTAGGTTGAAGATGCCCTACAAGCGGAAGGCAAGCGAGCTTTACTCGGATAGTGATCCGGCGGATCAGATCCATCAGTATATGTTTGGCCATGGCATGTATGGCGGAGCGGGCGGAGTTGCTAAAACAGTTGCAAAGAAGGCAGCCGGAGCTGCAATTCCGACAGGTTCAGCTACGCTTCCGCTCCCGCAGACGCCTGAACAGCAAGAGGCTCTAGATGCGTTAGGTGGCATCAAGGAAGTCTCAGAAAAGGCGGGCAGACTTGCGGGTGTTCTCAAGGCAGTTGAGGGCCCCGTTGCATCTACGCTTCTGCCCATGCTGGAAAGCTTTTCGAAGCTTGCAGGACCGATTGGCGTAGCAACTGCCCTTGTAACAATGGGCCCTATCATGCTTGACTTTGTTCAAGGAAAGGTCTCTGGTGGCGAGATGCTTGTCAAGCTAGCCTTGTCCGTTATTCCTGGGCTTGGGCCGTTGGTCGATCACTTTTCAAATGAAGCGAAAAAGAAACTTCAAGATCAGATGAATGCATCAGACCAGGCAGAGTTCGAAAAGCTGACAAAGGAGCACGATGTCAAAGTCAATGCGGAAAAGGAAGACCTTGAGCACATCATGACAGCCATGGATAAGCTTCTCGAGTCTAAGATCATAGATGATAAATATCTACCGTTCCCAGTTCAACCGACAAAACAAGAGAACACTGTGCCTAGTTCTGGGCAGAGCAAGTATGGAGCTTGGAACGGAACAACGTCGCTTACATCGCGGGTCATTCTGTTGACAGTTGGACCCTCCGGCGAGGAGATCCCACCCTTCACGGCCGCGGGGAAGGAGGATGTGCGGTCTGGCCACGAGAAGGCTGTTACAGACAGAACCGCGGAAGCGCGATGGGATAATATGAGCGCAGAAGAGCGCCAAGCTGCAATTGCCAATGGAGAAGAGCCACCTCCTAACGCGCCCAATGCAAGCGAGGGAGACGAGGGAGAGGAAAAAGAACCTCCGGGATACCTGCCAAGTGGATTTACACTTGACGGGCCGGGCAAGGAACAAGCTCCTATGAGCGACAATGGGTGGATCTTTCAGAAGAGCTATTATGATAAGTTTCTCGAGCGCAATAAGTCAAAATACCCTGACCTAAAGGTGGTGGACGCACAAGATGCTCAGTTCATGAGCGAACACGATGGCAAGACTGAAGCTGAATTTACTTCGGGTAAGAAGCTTGAAGCTCAAAAGAGTGACTATGAGGCACGTAAGGCATTAGAGCCTACTACAAATGAGGAGTATCAGTCATTTTATAAGTGGTTTACGGAACGTAATCCTAGCTGGAAGTCTGTGGAGTGGTACGACACAAGACTGCAAATGAACTGGACTGTGGAGAATCTTCAAAATTGGAGAAAGGACACTGCGTCCGCAACTCCGGCGGTGGCGCCTCAACCAATCCCAACAGCCGAGAAACTTTCACCTACGGATGAGGCGGCGTTTAATAAGTTCAAGAGCGAGAACGACTGGCCTGAATTGGACAACCCTCAAACCCAAATTGAGATGTGGCGCCAATTCACTAGTGAGCAAAAAAGGTTGGCGGATTGGGAAGCTGAGCAAGCAAGGATAATAAGTGGCGGATCTAAGCTTCTACACCACGCTATTCTACATGGTCGGGGTGTTAAACGCACTCGCGTAGACCATCGCTTCTTCTAATCTAAGACAATGAAGTCGTCCACGCTCTCCGCCTCGCGGCAGGCGCGGAATATCTCCTGAGAAAGGTCGGCGGTCAGAATGAGAAGCTCCGTCTCATCGATCTTCTTCTCAGTCTTCTGCTGCACAGGGACATCCTTCCAGACCCGAGAAGAGTAGCGAGGCTTCGCATTCTCGGGACTCCTAGCAATCACCATGCCATAAGTGACCACGCGTGGCTCGGGGAGATCCTCCATCAACTGCCCGAACTTTTCAGTAAAGCGGACAAAATACGCGACCTCATTGTCCTTCAGAATCTCACAGTTGCTCGAGGTCAGTGGCTGCGTTGAAACGGCCATCTCCACGTCAGCAAACGTGCACCAGTGACCCTTCGCGGCAATGGACGAACGAGCGGTTGTTACGAGGTATTGCACGCCATTCACGAGCATCTGGCGCATGTCCTTAAGCAGTGGCTCACTAAGGATGGTGTGAGGCATTTTGTAGGCTGATTTAATTACTTACGCAGCGCCTTGAGTAAAACTTGAAGCGATGTAATGTGTTCATTGCGCAGCGCCTCGTAGTGCGCAACCTTGGCGTCGTCCCCGTTTGCAAAGGCAAGGTCGCGCTTGACCTTCAGACGCTCCACGGCATCATGGAGATCCATGAGATACGCGAGCTCACTGTCGTCAAAGATGGCATGCTGGTAAACCAGCAGGTTACGGAACTTACCAAGGGCAGGCATTTTTTGAGAAAATGGCGCGACCCGAAGTCGAGCGCGCGCTACGTCTCTATGACCCCGGTCTTTCCTTTTTTCAACTCGCCACGGATGCCATGCATGCCGGCACCTATGACTTTTCAATTGGTCGATTGCGCGATTTGCTTATCCAGGCAGCAAGGACGCGGGATACAGATGCCACTAAATTGTACACTCGAGCCTTCCACTCCTTCCTCGCGGTGCGGGACGGGTCCTACGCCGTGCCGCCCCCCGCCGCCGCCGCCGAGCGCAGGCTGCCACTTGCGGCGTTCGAGCCCCCCGACTGATTCGGATTCTCGTGGTGGTAGTTGCCGGTGACGTTGTCGAGGCCCTCGAGGCGCGGCATCTCCATGTCAAAGGGCGGCGGCGGCGGCGTGTCGGGGCGGCGCTGCATCGCCGCGGCGCGGTCGTGGTCGGCCTTAGCCCAGAGCAGCGTCTTGGCGGCCTCGTCGTCCTCCGCCTGCAGGAAGCCAGAGCCGCGGAAGTCGCGCATCTCCTTCCAGCCGATGTACATGGAGGCGAGCGCGTCGAGCTCCGCGAAAAGTGAGAGCGGCGCGATGCAGAAGCCGGTCTCCGTGAGCCAGAACTTCCACTGCTGCGCCTTGAAGAGCGCGGCGAGCTCCATCTCAACCTCGATTGGCAGCGCCACAAGGCGCGAGGCAGCCTCCTGCGCCAGCTCAACGCGGAACTGCCAGGGCACGTGGCGCGCGCCCACCTCGCGCGGCGCAAGGTATGCGAGGTTCTGGAAGGCCGCAATGTGCGAGAGCGTATTCCACGGCAGCGAGTCGTCGAGCTCCGCGGGCAGCCCAAACTGAAACATCTTCACATCATCATTAATGACCGAGAGCAGGAAGCCCTCCTTGAGAACCGTGGGAAGCAGGTGATTAATCCAGATGTTACGAAGCGTGTCAGAGCGGCGCGTGAAGTGCATGAGCGCCACGCGGCTCGCGGCAGCCGTGCTACCCACCAGTGCATTGGGGCTAGGGATGACAAGGTTAGGGGCCGACATGGTTCATGCCTAGGATGACTTTAGTGGCACGTATAGTTTAAACTCAAACAATGGTGGGCTTCGAAGTTTGCTCAGTTGACTCTGTCTCGTCGGCAGCAGGCGGTGCTCCGACAGGAACCGGGGTCGGGGTCAAAAGCGGGGTCGGGAATTTCGCCTGTGCCATGGCTGCCAGTTCCGTTGCCATCTCCGCAAGGTCTTCCGCCTCTTCACAGACAGTCTCAAGAATTTCCTTACGATGCCCAATACAGTAAAGACACGCCTTCTCCATCTGAGCAAGAAGAAAACTGCCCATGGTCTGAAGAACCTTTCCAATGAGGCGAGGTACAACGGTGACAAGGTCGCGAGCCACAATGTAACCAACCAACACACGAAAAGCAAACCAAAGAAGGGAGACCTCAATGCTGAGATGGGGATGAGTGTCCATCTTACACGGACCATGCACTGGCTGTGCTACCCTTGACTGAAACCAGTTAAGAAAGAACTCATCCATCAGACTCTGTTACACGGTCAGAGCTTGTAAGCCTACGTTGGTCAAAATGTTGAAGATCGGAGCTTTTGATCGGGATGATTCTGATTGGCAACCAATTGCAATTCTCCACTCAAAGACATCGCCGCGGGATGGCATGAGTTTAATGCTTGACACGTCTCAACGTGCCATCAAGCCCACGCGTGATGTGAACCTTCCCAGCGGTGAGTGCTTTGCTCTTGAGCCTACTAATATTGATAAGGGTCGCGACATTGTGATGGTAGGTGGTAAGTCGGGAAGCGGTAAGAGCCATACCGCGAAAAACTTTGCGATCCGTTATCACATGCTGTGGCCGCGCCGCACCATTCGTCTCCTGAGCTTTCTAAAGGAAGATGAGACCATTGATGCCCTGCCCTTTATTGAACGAGTCGACCCTACGACGTTAAAGGACGATGAACGATCAAAGGATCTTAAGTTCTATGAGAAGAGCCTCACGATTTTTGACGACATTGAAGGCTTTGAGCGCGACGACCCTGAAATCCATGCGCTTCTTCAGCAGATTATTGACATGATTGCCACCACTGGACGCCACACATCCTCCTCGCTTCTTGTCGCGTCCCATCTCTTGACGGATTATAAGAGGTGAGTTTAGGTTTTTGTGAGGGGTGTCCAAAGTTAACCTGACAAAAACGAGTCTAAAAAGATGTTATGGGAATTTTGGGTTTTGGGTTCGAAGTGAGTTAAGAGAGAGGGCGCCGAGCCCGGCTGCTCTATTATACTCACTTCGAACCCAAAACCCATTTTGCCGATAACATCTTTTTGAACTTGACTTTTTTCACACCATCCCTGGCAGAAAAAACACCACCTCACCATCCCCTATCATCCCGCAGGACCCGGCTCTTTTTGGGTGAGGCGCAAAAGTTTGTTCTCTTTCCGAACGGCTGCTCCATGAAGCAAATGACCAATCTTCTCGGTCTTTATGGTGGGTGCGACGCGGATGAGCTACGACGCATTCGCAGGCTTCCTTCGCGTTGGGTTTGCTTGAGTACACCCTTTCCAAGCCTGGTGCTCTACGAGGGTGGCTGCTACCTCTTGCATACGGACAGCCCCAGCGCGTCGTCGTCAAAGCTCATTCCTCCCGCGAAGCGTGCTCGTGGCATCAAGGCCGCAGGCGGAGCAGAGGGCGACGACGGCGAGGATGCCGAGGAGGATGCCGGTTACTAAGTCTTGAACTAAGCCGCTTGCTCCATCCATGGCGTCCGCAACATCACTACTGAGCCACAGCGTTGGCGTCCGGCGGCGTCGTGGCGGCGGCGGCGTCGCAAGGGCTAAGCTCCGCAGCAGCGCCCTCCGCTCCCTTCTCCACGCTCGCTCCCTTGACGCGCTGACGGCTAGCGCGAGCATACTCGCGCTCACGACGACGGCGCTCATCGCAGCGATCGCACGGCTTGGTCTTGCGGGCACGCGTGGACTTGGGCTTGAGGGGGCTCTCAACCCCGGTCGTAGGCTCGGCAGTGCCCACCGCAAACTCAGGCTGGGTCTCAGTCGGCGAAGGCTCGCTGACCGTCGACTTACTAGGAGCCTTCGTCTTTGTTGTGCGTGCCATACTTGACTGACTTAAACCTACGAACGCTGAGAGGGGGTGGAAGAGAGTTTTTTTTTGCCCGAAGGCCTAGGGAAGGAAGGAATCGAACCTCCGATGTCAGCTAGGTAGAGACTCAGTCTACTTCGCATCGAAACCATATTTACATTTCCACGTTAGTAACTTCTAACGCGTTAGTGCCTTACCACTCGGCCACTTCCCTGATTCATACACCTGTCGATTTGGTATATGTAACCATGACAAAAGGACGCCGCTCATGGGTAAAGCGGTGCGACACACGCCTTACACCGCGCCCTTACATGGCCTTTACTCGGTGGACTACGCGCGCAGACGCAGTCTTTAATGATCGTAAGGAGCGGTTAGAGCGGCAAAAAAAGGTGCGCGCGCGCGTAGAGGCGGTGTCGGTGGACAAGGAGGTGGATTGAACGGGCAAAAAAAAATTTGGAGCTCTCAACCTCAGTGCATTGAAGACCACTTGCGCAGGGCTAACTCGCGCCTTCCAGGATGATCAGTCCCTTTCAGCGGTCTGTACGATAACGCTTAGTCGCAGTCTGGCATGAGTTAGTTCCGTATATCCTGGAGTCTAGCTTTCATCAACTGTTGACCAGATCTAAGAAAGCTTTGAGTGCACAGACTGAAGTGTGACAAGCAAGTACTGTGAGGCACTCTTAACTGGAAAGACAAGATCAAATGAGTTGGTCACAGGGTCAACACACTAGTGGATAAGTCTATTGTGTGTCTCGCCATTGTGCTACGCCCTCCGTGATTTCTACTCCATTCGATTCGGTATATGTAACGCTGATATCAGCTTACGCGCGTCTTAGTGACTAACTCTTAGAAGACTGAGTCTATACAATGAGACACCGCCCTATACCACAAGTCTATAAATATAAGTGTGCCTTTTTTCCTATCCGTCGATGGTCGTTCACCATGCAAGGTTTACTTGTGCTATCAACCTACCGTATAGCTCATCCCTATGCCATCCCTTCACTTGGTCTACAATAGGCTTCTAAGGCGCGCGCGCATGGCAATTATGAACCAGTTATGACAATGTCAGGGTATCTTATACCAAATAGGCAGGTAGTGTTTTCATGAGCCGAGTAGCTCAGATGAAAAATAAATTCATCACTTACTCCCTTCATGGGGTAAGCCGTGGGTAGGGTGGTCAGTGTTGCCGCCAGTAAGTGGCGCGAGCGGCCTGTATCGGGGTCTGGTCAACCTTGGGTACAGGCAGCGGGACACTTGATTCCTTACGGGCATGGGGCAAAAAAAATGTCACCCTATGCGCACGGTAGCCCCATGAAGGGAGGTACGTAGGCCAAGTCAGTAAGTGGTTAGTAAGCTAACCTCGCGCCCGCCCTTCCGCTCCGTCTACAGTCTGAGTAACAACTAGTCTACAAGATGTCTTCCAGCTCTTCAAGCTCTTCTAGCCCGGCGCGCCCTTCTCTTCCGCTGGTGCGCATCTCGCCTAGCCGCGTTCCGCCAGTTGACATGGCGTTCCGCATGGCCGACGCCGAGGCCGCGCGCCCGCAGCGCCTGCCCGCGCACCCATCAACGGACATGGAGGCGTTCTGCAAGGCCACGGCCGAGGCGACGGTTGCGGCCGTTAAGGACTCCATGACCATCAACATCAACATCGAGGAGCCACTCAAGGACATGAAGGAGCTGAAGGAGCAGGTGAAGGGCCTGATGAGCCAGCTGAACTACAAGGCCATGTTCGAGCGCCTGGGCGAGGAGCTGGACGCGGAGAAGGAGCAGGTGAACTTTCTCGAGTCCGAGTCCGTGCGCAAGGACGAGCGCTTCAAGGCGGAGATGGACAAGGTCAAGGAGGACAAGTTCAACGAGGGCAAGAATGAGGGCATCAAGGAGCAGAAGAAGAACGCCGAGGTCTACAACAAGAACCGCGACTCGCGCATCTCGAACCTCATGAGCAAGGTGAGCCGCCTCGAGGACGAGTCAACTGCCAACGGCCGGCAGCTCGCCAAGCTGAAGGCCGAGAACGAGCAGCTGCGCGCCGAGATCAACCGCCGCTCCACTGGGGCGCACATGCAGCGCCTCGGCCGAGTGACGCGCACGGGTGGCGTGGTTGAAGTTGACGATGACGAGATCGAGGATCCGGACTACGAGGAGGAGGAGGAGGAGGCGGCCCCCGCGGCGGCCCCCCCGGCGCGGCGCCCCACGGGCCCCCCGGGCGCGCGCCCCCCGGTCCCCTCAAGCTCTTCAAGCTCCTCAAGCTCCTCGAGCTCCTCAAGCTCCTCAAGCTCCTCGGCGGCGGCGGCGGGCGGTGGCCCCCCGGCGGTGCCCCCGGCGGCCCCTCCGGCGGCGCCCCCGGCGGCCCCCAAGAAGCGCAAGCGCGACGACTACACCTGCATCTGCGACGGGGTGCCCCGCGCCGGGTGCCCCCTCCACGGCGACGAGCAGGCCTACTTCAACCGCAAGGACAAGGAGTGCTGGGAGTAGAGGAACTAGAAGGGAGTTGAAAGGGAAGGGTTTACAGCAAAGTAAAGGACTTAAGAGTTGCACTCTACGATGATGCGCCCCGCTTCGCGTCCCTCTTCGCGCGCAGGGAGGCCATAAAAGCCTTCGCCTCGGGAGACCCCTTAGCAAACCGCCCCTTCCTGGGAGCCTTGGGGGTAGGGGATGTAGGAGACTTAGAGCGCTTGCGCTTGTGGCCGTGAAGCTCAGACCGCTCGTGGATGGTGTGTGCGCCGCACCCATTCATCTGGCCCCCACAACCCATCATTTCGTTATGGGAGTCATCGACGGCCTCACGCATGGCATGAAAGGCATCCGCGGAAGGCCCAGAGCCATTCATGTGAGAGTCCCACCACTGGCGATGGTGAGGGGAGGCAAACGTTCCGTCCTCGTTGAAGGCGTGCGCCTGCGGCGGCGGGTTGCCCGTGTGCTGCTCGTAAAGATCCGAAAGGCGTGCCATGTTTTGCACGTGCTTCCCGTGTCCAGTCGGTCCGCGCCCTGAGCGCCCTGAGCGCGCAACCGCGGCTGCAAATGCAGCACGGCCCTCTGGGTTCTCAGCAAGGCGCGCCGCACGACGAGGAGCCGCCGGCGCCGCGGGCGCGACAGGCGCCGCCACCGGCGCCGCGATGGGCGGAGCAGCAGGAGCGGGCGGCGGCTCGTCATAGGTGAGGTCGATTGCGTGAGGCGCAGCAGCGTGCGCGGCCTGGGCATCCTGAATTGCAAGCTGTGGAGCCGGTGCGGGGAGCGGAAGCACGCCCGACCTCGACGCGCTCACGACGCCGCGCGACGCCGCCGGGTAGCCAGGCCCAAGAAGCGGAACGCCTGCTCCTGCAGGGTCCGGAAGTCTCCGGCGTCCATTATACTGTCTAAGCTCCTCACTATAACCATATGCACCCGAGCCACCGTCATTTAAACGAGGTGCAATAAAATAATCCGGCTCGCCGGGGAGGGGGGCACGACGCCGCGCCGCTGCCCGCCCACTGGAGTAAGCAGCAAGATCTCCAACGTTTGACGCCACAGAGGTGATTGCGCCCGCCACGCCGCGCGCTGTTGCTGCCGCGGCACGGCTCGCAAATGCGGCGCCGTTTGCAATGCTCGAAACCGCCACGCGCGCCGCGCTAGCAGTGCCGCTGAGCGTCTGGGCAAGGCCGCTCACGTCGTCGCGGTCTGCGCCCTCGGGGGCCTGATCCGTTCCCTCGCGACGAGGAGCGGCAGGGCGTGCAACCAAAGGCGCCTCACCCACCATAGCTCCCGGGCGGCCGTGAAGCTGCTCCTCAGATAAGACAGGTACGCTCTGCTGACCCTCCCAAAGTGCCTGAAGGCGCATAACCGTGTCTGGAACACCCCACCCTGTACCCCTTGACTGGTTAAACTGCTGAATAAGAGACTGACGAGCCTGCTCCCATACCTCAGCACTGGGAGCACCAGCCTCATCATAAGCATTCCGATAACGACCCCAACGGTCCATGTAACGAAGGAACATCTCACCAGCCTGGCTGTCCCAACCAGCCTCAAGATAGTCACGAAGCTCGCCCATATCACCAATCTCAAGAGCCTCATAGCCAGGGCGAATTGTAACACCACCAAACTCACGGGCAACGGACGACCAACGCTCATCAAGGAACGCACGAGGATTGAAGACCATCCCCCGTGCGCTCTCGGCTCCGTGCTCATCTCCAGCATCATCCTCCTCAATTTCCTCCTGCTCACCAACGCCCATTCCTTCCTCATCCTCCTGAGCTTGAAGATGCGCCTCAAGACGCGCATCCGTGCGGATCTGGGCGCGTGCGGCGGGCGGCGCGACTCCGGCGGCCGCGCCCGCTGCGGACGCCGCCGCACCCTCCTGCGCCGCCTGACCAAGCCCACTTGAGTCGTGGTTTGCAGCAGGCGCAGCAACGGGCGCAGCAGCAGCGGCGGCAATTGCAGGAACAGGCAGCGGCGGCAGTGCAGGCTCGGCCTCCGCGCCCGCCTCGCCCTCCGCGACGCCGTCCCCGCCTGCCACGGGCGACGCAGGGAGGGGCTGCTGCGCCGCGGCCTGAGCACTAGCAGGCATAGGAGCAGCAGCCGGCTTAAGAAGGTCATCAATGGTGATCTTCTTCTCCTCACTAACCTGGATCTCACCATTGTACGGCTGAATCTGGGGTGCGTTCTTAAACTGCTGCTCATACTTGCGAGCAATGCCCGCGTGAATAGCGATGGTCTTCTCCATCTGGTCAACCCCTGCGCCACGTCCCCACTGGTACATGTCCAGAATGTGCTTATCTCCGCGCATCTCTTCAGCCAGCGGCGGAGGGTGGTGATTTGCGGTTTGAAGCGTCATACGAGAGTCTCCAAGGTAGAACTTTGTAAGCTTTTCAGTCTCACGCGGGCGCCCCTGCTGAATTGCATTTGCTTGGGTAACAAGTGCATGAAGGCGGTGTGAACCCTTGAAAATCCTATCCTCCTCTCGCATCAACACCGCCTCATCTGCAAGCCTTTGCTGGGCAACTCTCCATCTACGTAGGTCCTCATTGAGATCCATTTGACCACACGTAACGAAATGTGCGATTTGTTTACTTGATTGTTACATCTTGCGGCCGTGGTGGTGCTTGCGCTTGTGGTGCGTCTTGCGCTTGTGGTGGCGCTTCCGCTTACCGTGGCCAAGGGCCTTCGCAGCATGGTGGGCGCCAAGGAGACCCATGGCAAACTTGGGGTGGCCCATGGCACTCGCAACAGTACCGGCATGGTGAAGGAGCGAGGAGACCTTAAAACCTCCGCGCTTCATGCGGTGACCCTGCGGGAAGGAGCAGAGGCGAATTAGAATAAAGTCAATAAAGCTGAATGTTCACTTTAACGTACAATTAAGCGGGAGCCCCGACCACATCCCGTAGCTTTGCTGCTTCCTGCTTTGCTACCGCCGAAGGACCCATAGTTGACGTAGGCACGTAAGTGATATTTCCATTCGAATCCATCTGAAATGCGCTTGGCTTCTTGTTCTCTATCTTCTTTTGTTCCCTCTTGTAATAAGCACCAAACTCATTTGCGTGCTTAAGCTCGCGCCCACGGGCGGGACCCTTTAGTACTGGCTTCATACTACGAGATGCCTTATAAGCAGCAATCCGGGTCTCAGACGGCGTAAGATGGCTCTTGACGGAGTAAGCACTCCCCTCATAGCCATGCTTGCGGTACCGAGCAATGCGGTGCTGGTTGAGAACCTTCGCATTCTGAACCCATTTATAGCTGGCAGTCCCTCCGTAGTAACCAGGGACCGAGTCCAAGTCACCCTCGGTCTTTCCACTAAAGAGGCCCTGCTGGTTCATAAGGAAGTCCTTGTTAGGACGCTCCTCCTCCTGGCGAGCAAACAGAATTGCTGAGCCAGGCGTCTCAAACCACACATCCTTCGATAGACTCACCATTTTAGACGACTGTGGAACTTTGTAGGCCCAAACTTAGGAAGAGATAAGACTAAGGCTATAATTTAAAACGGAGGGGGGTTATTCCCATCTTCATCCTCTTCATTCACTGCTTGCACTTGCACATTAGTGTCTTGGAAGGCATAGGTGCGTCCCGTCCCAGGAAGAAGTGGTGGGGGCACCGCATCTGGGCTTCCAGTGCTACGGCGTTTTCGCGTAGGTGCTAACGGCGGTTCAGCGGTCTGCGTGCGCTCAAGACGGCGCTTCTCTTGCCTCGACGCTTGGGCGGCTATCCGATTGCGCTCCTTGCGACGCTCACAGGCTGCACACGGTAGTGGCTCTGCGCGCTGCATTTTTCCAGCCTTCATCCCAAGCTCAAACGCCGTGCGGAAGGCAGTGCGATATTGCATCTCGTCTCGTCGCGACTCGCGCTCGCGCTCGGAGAGCCACTGTTCGCGGTCCGCGTCCTCGGCGTCCATCTCTGTCTGAGCCATTGGTGCCTCAACTTGAGGCACACCATCATCGTCATCCCAGAAAGAAGCAGAGTGTGGAGCTGCTCTATTAGCAGCAACAGCTGATGCCATCCGTATTGCCATCTGTGCCATCGTTGGGCGGTGTGAATTTCTAGGGTCGGCCATAGAATATGTTGACTGTAATTTGACACTATTTCTTTACTTGAACTTTGTGTAAAGCGGGGTCGGCAAATGTCGGTCAATAGTGGTCTATGGAAAACAAACCAAGAATGGGCTGAATCAATTGACGCATCGCCGATTTCTGAGAAAAGCAAGGCTTCATATAAGAAGCAGTTGCGTTCTGCTGTTCGGATCTTCGGGATCGATGGAGCAACTAGCTTATCTACTCTGATGAGTAAACCAGAGCTCATCGAGTCTGTCATGAAAGGCGGCCACGTTAATAACTCAGTTCGTTCTTACCTTGGGGCTGTTGTGTCTCTTTTCAAGCGCGGCGAGGAGAGTCATTTTTTTAAGCGCAGCGACCCACAAATTGCAGAGCTTCAATCTAAGTGGGTCAATGCTCTTCAAGGTACGTCAAAGAAATACAACGAACGAATTGACCGGAATGAGGAATCTGAGAAGGAGCGTGAGTCAAGAACAACATTAACTGAATGGCACGAAGCTCTTGATCGTGAAATGAAGGACGACCCTCTTTCTCTTGAGACTCTCCTTATCGCATTTCACGCGTTAGTTCATCCTCCATTACGTGGTGGCGATCTCTCGCGCGTTCATATTGGATTTACCGAGTCTGGTAATTGCATCTATCGCAACCCTCAAAACGACCATGAGTCTATCTTGTTGATTCGAGACCATAAGACATCAAAGCACTATGGCACCCTTGAGCGCGTTCTTCGTGGAGAAATCGTGAAGATTCTGCGTGAGAACGTAAACGAGAACCTTCCGCGAGATTGGCTCTTTGTGACCCAGAGTGGCGCACCCTACTCATCGGATGGGTTTGCGCGCTGGAAGGCATCCGTGTTTCATGACGTGTTTGGGCGAAACGTGACTACGAATTCATTGCGCCATGCTTACATTAGTCAGATGGACAGACAAAACCAAACAGTCCAAGAAGCGAGGGATGTGGCTCATGCCATGGGTCATAATCTACAAATGCAGAGGCAGTATGTAAGGTTTCAACGGTAACCGGGGTTGTCTTAAGTGTGCATACGCGTGGTATTAATAAGTTCAAATCGACTCTGTCAAAATGCTTGACCCGACTCTTATTGCCGAAGGTGCCATGGATGAGATGTGCCTTGCATGTGGCTGGACACCCGATGGCCACCATCCAGACGACTGGCAAGCATTTGTTCCGTGGCGCGTCCACCTTTTATGCCAAGATTGCCTCGCTGCTGCGCACTTGCTTGACATCATGGAAGATAATGACCACAGAGTCGCTGAGAATGAAGAGGAGACGGAAGAGGACGAGGAGATCATTTACGTAGATGAAGAGGGAAATATTATATCCGTTGGTGGCGACGTTCCGTTTGGATATACGGATGTCACGGATGAGGTCATTGATCTCACTAGTGACACGGATGGGGACGGTGAGAGTGTTGCAACTGCTTAACAGAAGAAGTCGCTATGAAGTTTCCCGCCATATTTCCCACGGCCATGCTTGCCCAGCCCATGCATTGATAGCTGGTATAGAAGCGCGGATTGAGGCGCTTCCCATGGGAACACTGTCTTCCCGCCTGTTCCAGGCACTGCCTCCGCTCTCACGTTTGCTTCAAGCTGTCGGTTTCCTGGATTTGTATAAGCCTGGGCTCTTTGGATATAAGCAATTCGTAGTGGATTTCCAGCAGATCCATAAGGGTCGTTTGTCACTGCAACGTTATGAGCAAGAAAGTTATCAGCGGCTGCTTCATCTTGTCTTAAGCGTGCACTTGGGTAGTCTGCCCCCTCCGAATCGTGTAGACCATATTCCTGGGGATGGGCAATAATGTCTTCTAAAGCAGCCTTTGCATCATGGTTGTGAAATGGTGGTTTGTCAAAGGGAAACATACCAAGATCGTGTACAACTGCGTTTGTGAAGGTTCTGACTTGAAGGGGAAGCTCATTGGATCCCAGGGTTGTATTACCAAGTGAGAAGCGAGCGGCTCCGCGATCAAATAGCTGGGGATATTCGTTAGGGTGTGGCGGTGCTAGCGTTGTGCGGATCTCCGCAGCGAGGCCTCGTTCTTCTGGCGTTGCGCCCCCGTGCATACGGCGGGGCTTTCCAGAACCCTCACCAATGTCCCAACCCCTCCAATCTAAACCAGCAGCAGCGGCACCAGCAGCTCCCGCGGCGGCATTTGAGGGGGCAGCACCGGATCCAGGAGGACCACCATCCTCCATAGCATCAATGGCGGGAGTTGGAGGGAGGTGTTCCATGAATGCACCCGATTTGCTTGGATCTGCCTCACCCTCGTAGACAGTTGGGTGTCTATTCAGAACAACAAGCTCTGCAATTGAATTTCTGATCGAGCGATCGTGTTCATCGTCCCCGCGGATTGCGTAGAGAGGCGCAAAGTGTGGATCAATCTGGTTAACTTTAGCTTGATATGACATAGCCGCGAATTCACCAAATAACCCCCTGTGCCTGCCATAGGGATCGCCTCTTTTTGCCGGTCCTGCTTTATAGGCAAGGATGTCTACATGTTTAATGTAGAACGCAACGGTCTTTCCGCCGACTCCTTGCTGAGGTTCGAAGAATGCAATTGTGTTGGTCTCTGGGTCACAAACAAAGGGTGTAATGTGAGCTGTAGCTGGAACGCCGCGACCCCTATGATAGGTTGTAACATAATAACCCATAAGTTTCTCAGTCTGGGCCGTTACAAAACAAGAGTCAACATCGGCGTTGAGTTCTTCATCCGTCATACCAGGCCCAAGCAGTCTTGACGCGTAGATCCTAGGCGGGCCAAAGATAGCCTTTGCCTTTGCGTCAAGCATACTTGCATCATCTCCCGGGGCCCATGAAGCTACTAATTGTTTCCCCTCACCCGGTGATAGATAGTGACTCAAAAACGCAGCAGAGCCTTCAATGCAAAAACTATCAGGAACTATGGTCTCCTTTTCTACCATGCGTCGAGCCGCCTCCATACCTCCCCTCATTGTGTGG